GGTCTTGTTCCTAGCACTTCTTTGGATAAGCTTCGGAAGGCAACTATACAATGGGTACTACAACCCCTAAAAGAGAACCACACTGATAAATATTTAGCGAAAAAATTTTGGCTGGATGCGAGCGATCAGTTAATGTATCAGGGCAAAGCCCCACAATTCTCAGACACTAAGGCAGCTCGTATGCCAGCATTTTTTGAACATGCAAACACCAACCTCCCACAATATGCTTGAGGCCATCATTGGTCCAACCATAGGTTCTATACAGATAGAGCTAGAAGAGAACTTCCCACCCGTCAACCCACATCCTAAGCAAGACCTCGGCTCGATTATGTATCAAGCTGGACAACGTTCTGTTGTGGAGTGGTACAACAAACGAATCAAAAAGGATGAAATCTAATGGGAATGAAGAGACAGAAGAGAAGGAAGGCACGAATAAAAAAATTTAAATCAAGAGTCAAGGCATCCAAACAGAAAAAATCTGAAGGTGGTGGTGGCGACGGCGGTGGAGGCAAGAAAAAAAGCCCTACTAACAGAAGAAACAACAACAACACAGGCCAGCAAAAACAAGTTAAAACAATTACACGCAACATGTCTATGAGACAGAAGGCGAAAATCCGTCATGAAAACTTTAAGGCAACTGGAGTACAAACTCATGGCGGTACGAAAAAGAACTACAGCAGAGCAGAGGCTCGGAAAATTGAAAAAGCATTTGGACCCGGTAGTTTTAGTAAAGTAACTGGACTGTCAGAATCTAGAAATCCTTTAGGTGATAGATCTACTAAGTTTGAGACCCCTGCACAATATGAACAGAGTCTAAATCCTGATTCATTTAAAGGTCTATCAGACGGAACGACATTTGGAGTCGGACCTGTAGCAAGCGGTGATGCTTATGCTAGAGGATTAAATACTGACAATCGAAATGTAGAGAACAGGTTAAGACAAGCACGTAATATTTTATCTTCAGCTACTGGAGGTGTAATACCAAAGGTACGTAAGCTGAGTGATAAAGAAATATCAGACAGGCGACAGAGAATGCAAGCGCAGAGAGCGAGAATGATAGCTAATCGAAGAAGACGTTCCCGTGGTACTACTCGAGCACAACAGCAATTTGAGGGCTTCGGCAGTCTTTTAGGAACTGCGATTGGTGGTGCATTACCTGTGACTCCCGGTACTATTGATACCAGTAATATGCCAAGTGGTAATTCTAATTTTGAACTACCTCCCGGTCTACAAGATAATATACCAGTCACCAACGACTCCACTAGAGCTGCCTTAGATCCTAATTTTGATCCGACCAAGTTCGCAGATAAGATACTTGATGCGCCACCGGGTCTTTACTATGATAGAAATGGTAACTTACGTTCTGAGGGAAAACCGTCAGAAGCTATAATTCTGCAAAACCGTCTAGAGCAACTTGGCATAGGGGGAATCCCTCCTAGCCAACAAGGACAAGGACTAGGATTCAGCGGCCTAGTATCTGGTCTAGCCAAAGGCGTTGGTGCTTTCGGAAGTAATATGAACACAGTGAAACCAAAAGTTGGAGATGACAGAGGACAGAAGAGACTTAACCTTTTCATTGATGGACGTCGTAGTCAATCAGGAAACATGCTCTCAAGATCAGGTAGAAGAATACGTGGAATTACACAAAGACTAACAAATCTTAATATATAATAATGACAGCAAAATCTAGGTATGATAATTTATCCAGTGATCGTTCCCAGTTTCTAACAGAAGCAGAAGACGCTACTAAACTTACCTTGCCATACCTTATACGTGGTCACGAAGACTACCAGAAAGGTATGAAACAGCTGAAAACTCCATGGCAAAGTGTGGGAGCAAAGGGTGTAGTAGCCCTAGCTTCCAAGCTTTCCCTTAGTCTAGTCCCACCCCAGACTAGCTTCTTCAAGCTACAGCTAGATGAGTCACAGCTAGGTGAAGAGTTTGGTCCGGAAATAAAATCAGAACTTGACCTGTCCTTTGCAAAGATAGAACGTACCATCCTTGATGCTATTGCAGCATCAGATGATCGTGTAGTAATACACCAAGCATTACAGCATCTAGTTGTAGGTGGTAATGCTCTTATCTTTATGGGCAAACAGGGACTGAAGTTATATCCTCTGAATCGCTTTGTTGTAGAACGAGACGGCAACGGCAACGTGATTGAAATTATCACTAAAGAAAGAATTGACAGTGATCTTGTACCTAACTATACCCCATCAACAAAACAGGATGTGGTAGGTGGTGAAGACAGTGACAATGAAGTTGATGTCTACACACATGTCAGACGTGATAACAACAGGTTTATCTGGCATCAAGAAGTAGACAATAAAAAGATACCCGGCACAGATAGTAAAGCACCAGTCGATGCTACACCATGGCTACCTCTAAAGTCTCTCGAGGCTTTGTCACAAGCTATAGTAGAAGGTAGTGCAGCAGCCGCTAAGGTTGTATTTACTGTATCACCATCTAGTACTACAAAACCACAGACGCTAGCAGCAGCTGGCAACGGAGCTATCGTACAAGGTAGACCCGATGACATAGGTGTAATACAAGTCGGTAAAACAGCTGACTTTGCTACGGCATTGCAGCACATGCAGACACTCGAGAAGCGGTTGAACGAAGCGTTCCTGATTCTGTCAGTTAGGCAGTCAGAAAGAACCACAGCTGAAGAGGTACGCATGACACAGATGGAACTAGAACAACAGCTCGGCGGATTGTTTGGGCTACTCACTGTAGAGTTTCTAGTACCATACCTCAACAGAAAGCTGAGTGTATTCCAGAAGACAGGCGAGATACCACGTATACCAAAAGGTATGGTTAAGCCTATCATCGTAGCTGGTATTAACTCACTAGGTAGAGGACAAGATGTACAGGCACTCGGTCAGTTTTTACAGACCATAGCACAGACTATGGGACCAGACGCTATAAGTACATACATAAATGCAGAAGAGGTTGTAAAACGACTTGCAGCTGCACAAGGTATAGATGTACTAAATCTTGTGAAGAGTATGCAAGAAGTACAGGAAGAAGCTCAACAAGCTCAACAGCAGCAAGCTGAGATGGAAGCAGTCAAAGCTACACCAGCACTGATGAAAACCCCTTTACTCGACCCTTCTAAGAATCCACAACTAGAAGAACCACCAACATAATATGGCAGAAACACTAACATATGAGAATCAGACAGAGGTTACATCAATAGATAACCTCTCTGCTGAAGAGCAAGATTCTCTCAAAGTTGGCGAGCAGATGCAAGAGGCTCAAGATAATCTACTAGCAGGCAAGTATAAAAATGCTGAAGAGCTAGAGCAAGGTTATATTGAGTTGCAGAAAAAGCTTGGTCAACAAGAAGATACGGCAGAAGAAAAAGAAGCGGAAGAAGAGCAAGTAGATGATGGTGAACAAGCAGACCTGAGTATACTTGACGAACTATGGGAGTATGAATCTAACAACGAAGAGTTTCACGAAGAAGCACTAGCAGAACTTCAAGAAATGGACCCAGTAGAACTAGCTAAGATGCATCTTGAGTATCGTAAGCAAGTTGAGACTGGTGAGACAGGAGGTAGAGACTTTACTGAGCAAGACATTACAGAACTTAAAGGTGTAGTAGGCGGAGAAGCTAACTATGCTAACATGATACAGTGGGCACAAGGTGCACTGAATGAAACAGAAGTCAATATGTTCGACGCTGTGATGGCTAAAGGAGACCCACTTGCAGCTTTCTTTGCAGTAAGATCTTTAGCCTACGCATACAATGACGCAATAGGATACGACGGAAAGATGGTACAAGGTAAAGCACCTAAGCAAAGTAACGATCAGTTCCGTAGCCAAGCAGAAGTTGTAGCGGCTATGGGCGACCCACGATATGAAAAAGATCCAGCATACCGTAGGGAGATTATGGAAAAATTAGAGAGATCACCAAACGTTAATTTTTAGGAGAACAATTATGCCAATGGGAAAAGGAACTTACGGAAGTAAGAAAGGTAGACCACCAAAGAAAGCAATGAACAAAGGTATGTCTAAGCTACCTAAAGCTGTACAGAATAAAATACTTAAGAAGAAAAAGTAATGGCACAACTCGGAATTAGAGATAAAAATTATCGCCCTAACCAATACATCAACCCTATGCTGATAGGTATGAAACGTGAACCTAACATGGAAGATGCTCGTTATAGGATTTTTGATAAATCTAATCCCGAGCACCCTGACTATGATAAGGATGATGACGAAGGTGATGTACAACTAGAATTACCTCTAGCAAAAAGAAATCAAAACATGACTATAGCTAACTTAGCTGATGGTCAGCCTGACTCATCTATGATGAATTATGTAACTGAAAATGGTTTCTTTTTAGATGGTCGGGGTAAAGCCTACATGCAAGGTGGAGGTAAGTTTCAAGAAGCTGGAGACTATGATGTTGACATACATGGATTGCCTGTACCACTTGCACGGGAAATGCAGATCAATCCAGAGATAGCAAGAGATTTTACTTATGATGCCGAGCCCGGGGGTGTCGTAACACCACGGTACTTTACTCCTCCACAAATGAGGGATTATTTTAGAACACCGGGAATCAAAGAAAAAGAGTTATTTCACTTTAACAATTTTATAAGAAGTCTAGGTCCCGGCCTTGATACAGTACAAAGAAGAACAACCTTGTCAATAGGATAATGGCAGTAAAAAAGAAAAATGTCTCCCTTAGAATCGGCGTACACAAGAGCCGTAAGGGAGGCCTCACAGCAGCCGGTAGAAAAAAATACAATCGGGCTACCGGCTCCAACCTCAAGGCTCCACAGCCCGGAGGTGGTCC